ATAAATGTGACCATGATAACACTCCCCATGCTTTACAGGAGAAAGTAAACCCTGAGCTAGAATCTCAAATAAAAGACTATATAGAAGACTATTCAGAAATAAATGTAGGACTACTAAAAAACCTACTTAAGATAAAGCAAAAATTCCCTAAAGAATTAGATCCTAAATCAGGAGGCAATAAATACGGATATAGAGGCACTACATTTAATAAGGAGTTTATAAGTAAATTAAAAGTTAAAAGTGAATCAAACGGAGTAACTGAATATGAGGTTCCTTCTAATTTAAAAATTAACTCAAAAGGAAATAAAGGCTTTTTAAGCTTTTCCACAGATGAGGATGTAGCTAGAGGATTCGGACATTACTCAGGGTATGTGGATCATAAAAAATCTTCTGATAGAGTAGGAGGGTACGTTAAGGTTTCATTAGATAACCCTAACTTTATTTTGCACCCCGATTATATGGGTAGACTTTCACAAGACATGGAGTATAGTAAAGAGAGTGAGAAAGAAACTTTATATGTAGGTACTTCATATTCACCCGAAAGCATATATGTTGTAGATGAAAATTTATATAAAGAAAACTACGCTGATGGTAAAGTGAAAGGTAAAAGCAAACCAGGTAGAGTAAAAAAATCTGGTGCTAGCTGTAATGGCTCAGTTACCGACCTTCGTAGAAAGGCTAAAAATGCATCAGGTGAAAAAGCTAAGATGTATCATTGGTGTGCTAATATGAAGAGCGGTAAGAAGTAAAATGCTTTTTGACGATATAGATGTACATAACCTTTTTTTTAGACAGTGGCATCCTCTTATAAAAGAGTTTACTTCCCAACTTAATAAAGATAATGTTCTAGAAGTAATAAAGAATACTGAGATTAGCCATTTTGACATATCTAAATATAAAGAAGTTTTAAACTTTACTAATACTAAGGAGTGTAAAGAAGTTTTAAGACGTACAGTTAAAGAAAAAAGCACAAATAAATTTTTAAAAATATTAAAAGATAGGGATAATTTACATCCGAGAGATGTAAAAAGAGGATATAGCATAGAGGAACTACTTAAATTAGTAAGTAAAAATGAATATCACCCTTTATTATTTTTAGAATTGAAAAAAAAGTACTATATTATAGACGGTAGAACAAGACTGTACTGTTGTATATTTTTAAATTTACCTGCAAAAGTAAGGATAATATCAGACAAAGACTTATATGATAGTTGCAAACAATAAATTACGTAAAGAGGCATATTTCCTTGATGCAACAGAAGAGATACATACTCTTAAAGAACCTAACTGCGTAGATTTATTTGACCAAAACGGCTACCATCTTACTAAAGCAGAACAAGCATTTCTTTCTCGTAATGGATATGAACCTATAGTTAGAAGACATGAAGATTGTTTAAGACATGATTGGATTATTTCGGATAAAAGAGATGGTGCACATATTAACCATTGTGACTTATTTGAAAGAAAAGGTTTTAAAGACTGTGCTTTAGAGCAATTAGAGGTAATAGCAGAGTCAAATCCTATGCTATACAAACTAATAAAAATGAAACCTAAATGGGGAATAGATATATCGATAGATTATGTATCTCCAGACGCAGTATTCGAAGTATTTCACTACGAATGGGATGCTTTTGAATATGATGCTGTACTAGAAAAAAAGTTTGAAATTGAGCAATTTGTTCTTAACTTAGATTGGGATAGTGCAGCACTAGATCTTTGGAAAAAAAGAGACCAATGGATAAACTTAGATTTCTTTGATCAAACTAAATGGCGTACTGACTTCTTCGGATTATCACCAGAGAAGTTTAAAAACGTTATTTGGGATAGTTAATCTATTTATTTATATACGTATATTAAAAATATCTGCAAATGACCTACCAAGAGATAAAAGACCGTTTATCTAAATGTGAATTAACTTTAGAGAAATTTAAAAACGGTGTAAACATCGATACTAAAGAGGCCCAAGCCGAAATCAACAAACTTACTATTTTGAAAGAATCTTTAACCAAAAAACTTGCTGAAGCTCAATCTAAGACTTACTTAGTTACTCCTAAGAAAGGACAAACAACTGCAGTAGCAATGAGCGATGATGAAACTGATGCATTAAAAGATGCAGATGATGTTAAAGCTATAAAAGGAATAGACGGAGAAGATATTAAAGAACAAGAAGGATCTAAATTTTCTATAGATGAGACTAAATCAATCGCTAAGAGTGTAGGTAAAGCAGTAGCACAGTCTCTCAAATCTTTAGGAGATGAAGTAGCTCATATGAAAGCTAAAAGTATAGAAGAAAATTCTTTTGAAATTTACGTACAATACAAAAACGATGCTGATGATGAGTTTTCTTTTTATATAATAGATGATTCATTACATTTAACAGATTTTTCATTCGATAAGGAACTTACTGATGTTGGTGTTAAACCGTCAGGAGAAGCAATAGTTAACGTTGATGTATTAGCAAACGAATTAACAAAACATTTTAAATCTGTGAATGAAAAAGTAGATGAAAAAGATAAACCAGAATTAAAGAAACTTTCTAAAGCACTTACTAATTCTGTAAAGGCTCATCAAGATCAAAAGAAAGCATTAGATAAAGCTATCAACACAGAAGGAGAAGTATCAGATGACGTAATTGATCCTGCTGACTATGGAACTATAGGTGCTAACTATTTAGATGGATTTAATAGACCTCATACTTTAAGTGATGACCAACTAGAAGATTTAGGGCGTAGAATAGTTAAGCAACTGTATAAAGGAGATTTTAAAGCAGCAATGGCTAGACATGGAGGTACAAATGTAAATGAAGCTCCAGAAGGTATGTACTATATAAAGATACCTAAAGATGCTGCATCTCAAAATAAAGCACAAGTCATCTTTAATGATCTACATGACATAAATTATGAATTAAACGATGATCCAGACGGTATATTTATGTACTTTAAAAAAGAAGATTTCGATGCCGGGGTATTAGATGATTTAGAAGGAGACGGAGTACATATATTAGATACCAATATTCCTAATGTCAATGAAGATGCAGAAGAAGATGCTAGAAATGATGCAGATTATGAAGCTGGATGGCATGACAATCCAAGACAAGATGAAGATACAGACGTAGGTCATCAAGATGACGAACCTAATATGTTAGGAGCTTCAGCTATGGAGACTGCAGAGTATGCAGCTAAGCTAGTTAAGAAATTACAGAGATATGACCAACATGATGGAGAAGTAGATTTTCCACATTGGTGGCAAAAGAAGCTAGTATTAGCTAGAGATTATATCTCAGCAGCATATCACTACTTAGACTCAGAAGAAAAGCAACCAGCTATAGATCAATTAGCTTTAGAAAATGTAGATAAAGTAGCAGGAGGTATACCTTATAAAAGAGAAGGTAATAAATTTATTATTACTGAACCTTTAGATGATGCTACAAAAGAACGTATTATAGGTAGAGCTAAAAAACATGGTCATCATGCAGCACCTAATCAAGCAGGTGGAGTAACTATTATGGCTAAAGAAAACGTAAACGAAAGATTAAGCGGCGATGCAAGAGAAGCAATTTATGATCTACAGAATATATTAGATCAAGCTGCTCAATTAGGAGATGAAGCTAGACAGATTGTAAAAGATAACTTTCCTAACGAACTAAGTGCAGGAGAAGCTTATGATGTATTCAGCTTTGGTACAAGTTCAAATAGCTATGATAAAACATTAGAGACTCTTATTAGCGATATCGAAAGAACTGCTGAAGAAGAGGATATGGATATGGATGAAGGTAGAAATGTAGACGATCTTTATGATACTACAGTTCATACTATGAAAAGACTTGCTAAAAAATATAAAGCAGGAGATAAATCAGTAGTACCTCATTTAAAGAAACTTACAGATATTAAAAAGAAGTTAGAGCAAGAAAGGATTAAAAAAGCTTCTAATATAGGTAAAGGTCAAGAATTAGATGAAGGTAGGGGAGATGGAGAAGCTATTAATGACATTATAATTAATATGGCTAGTGAGGATGATATTTCTACTAGAGAAGCAGCAGAAGAAATCATAGATCATATTACTCATATATTCATCAATACTAAAGGTGTTGAAGAAGCAGGACCTGGATTTAAACATGATTGTGCTGCTAAAGTAGTTCATGAAAAATACGGTAAAGGTAATACTATCCCAGAAAAACATACACTAGTAAAAGAAGGTAAAAAGTACGTAGTTACTCATTATGATGTTTTATTTGAAAACGGAAACACAGTATTAGACATACCGGTAAATGAATTAGATATTAAAACTACTAACGAACACTGGCATAAAGGATATAAAAAGAAAAAAAAGTAAAACAATTAAATTAAAAATTATGACTGCAGAAGAATTCAACAATAGTTACTTATATGCACAAAGGCAAAACGAAGAATTAGAGTCTTTTGATTCTTCAACTTGGGCACCTACCTACGATGGAATTGTTGCTATAATTCAATCATCCGATAAGGACCTTAAAACTATTATTACAGAAGAAAACCTAACAGCAGAAGATGCAAAACTTATTGCAGTTGCTATCGATCATTTCGACTTAACTTCTTTTGATAGATTTTCAGACGTAGACAAAGCATACTTAGTAGATGATTTAGGAATCACTATAATCTAAAATAAATGGATATTCAAAAACTCATACTCGAGCAATATGCTAAAGTATTAGAAGAAGATGTAATAAAACCAAAAGACCTGCCTGCAGCTTTTAAAGCAGCTATAGAAAAACGTCACGGTCCTTTGCACAAGCATGATTTCTTTACTGATGATATGACTCGGTATATGAAGTTTGACGGTGAAAATAAAACTACTGGTCAAATAAGTCATAAAGTTATAGCTATACCTTCTTTTGATAAAATGTATAACGACTATCAAGATATAGTTCAAGATATTAAAGTCTTAATGAGAGATAAAGATGTCAGGACTGATAAAGCTGCTAGAGAGTTATTTGAACTTATCAGAACTAACTTTAGAAAACTACAAAGGTACCTAAGAACAGAAAGACCTGATCAGTATGCTCTTATAAGAAATAAAGCTTCTATAGCAGAGCTACATGAAATGTTTGTTAGTCACGCTTCTCTTATCATGGAACAAAGGGAACATGATTTAAAATTAGGTAGAGTTAAAAATATAGATATATTTGTACAAGACCAATCGTCATTTACAGATACAATGTTCTATATTTTAGTTGATACTAGAAATGGAAAAGAATACCAAGTAGCTGTTGATGTAGGAGGAGAAGAAGTAGATTTAAATTACGTAAAAGAAGAAATTCCTATTTTACATAAAATGGGCTTTCCTAATGGAGATGCTATTGGTAATTTTATCGTCAAAGATATTAATAAAGAGTTAGAAGAAGGAACGCACGAATCCGCAGTAAAAAATGAAAATTCTAACTTTAAAATACTAAAAAAAGGGCCTTATTATAGGTATCTTCCTACTGATGATTTGACAACAGATTTAAGAGATATTGGTACTCACGGTAGACAACGTAGTGAAGATAACTTAGCAGTAATCAAAACTGCAGAAGAACTTTTAGATATTTTAGATGATATGCATATGGAGGACCCAGAAAGAGCAATTGCTTTTTCAGATCAGAATAATGATATTATAAAGTTTCTAGGAAAGGCACTAAATGAATCTATGCTTGATGAAGTAGAAGATGAAGAAGAACCAACACCAGAGGAAGAACCAGATACTACTGCTGGAGAAGAAACAGTATTAGAAGATGCTACAGATAAAATACTAGGCAAATTTCCAACTGTAAAAGCAGCTATTATAAAGCTACAGACTCAACAATTTAAAGAGTTTGTAGAATCTATTGATTGGATATCTCCTAGACCTTCATCATTTAGAATTAACCTTAAAAATGGTCAAGACTATATTTTAAAGTGGAACGGTAAAACATTTGAAGCTCAAATACTAGGAAAAAGATATGTACTTTCTAATATAGCAGAATACCAACAAGCATTAGACAAATTAGCTATTCTTTACAAAGAAGCACCAATGAGTGGAGCTGGAGATGGAGAACCTGCTGATACTGACACCGGAGGCGGTGGCGGTGGCGGAGGAGAGTTTCCTGGAGAAGAAGGAGGCGCCGAAGGTGGTGAAGAAGGAGGAGAAGATCTAGGAGCAGATGATACTGGAGAAGAAGAAGGAGCTGATTTAGGAGGTGAAGAAATTGACTTTGAAGAACCAGCCGAAGAACCTGAAGCATAATGAATCTTATAGACAAAGCAATATTAGAATGGTCTTACAAGACTACTAAAGGATATCCTGACATTAACAGTCAAGAGGATATGGCTTTGTTTGAATCTATGTTTGGTTTTGATCCAACAGTAACCGAGTTGAAAAAACTAGAGTACGATATATTAACTGATAGAGCAAAAGAAGTCGCATTAGAGCTCATTCAACTTTTAGGTATTAAACAAGAACAAATTATACCTCAATCTAAAACCGGTATAGTTATATATACACCTGAAAGGGATTCCTTATTTGACAAAATACAAGATTCTAATAAGTTCGGTAAAGCTACTCAAGTTAGAACCGGTAACTGGAAAAAAGACGGTATTACTATAGTTTTAAAGCCGACCGGTGAAAAAGCAGGAGAGTACTTTGAGTTAAAACCTCAACAGTTAGGGTTGACTTTAGATAAGAAGATTACTTTAACACAGCTTAAAGATGAATTAGTTAGAGGAATTAAAAACCATAAGATTCTATCAGATACTCAAAAAAATATACTCATATATACCTTAACTGATATAGGAGCTATCTCAGATAGAGATAGAGAGGAACTACCCAATGGTTTTTATAATGAAGTTAATAAGAACTTTGGCGAACCTCACGGAGCGTTAATGTACGGAACAGAGAATGGATATGATTCAGTGGAATTCCCAGAAGCAGGAAATTACCCATTAATTGACTACATACTATATAAAGGGGAAGAGAGAACTCAAGTTAGTGCTAAAACTGCTAAAGGAATGGGCAACACTGTAAAATATAAAGACGTTATCAGATTAGCAGATCTAGCAGATGGAGAAGTACCTCAAAAACTAAGAAGATTTAATGACATTATTAATAGTAATTCAGTTGTAACAGGAGCTTTTGCAGCTATAGAAGAGTTAGGAAGTACAGAGTTAAAAAACGCAGTAGAAAATTATAAGCAAAAATACCCTGAATATCCTAAGTTAAGTAGAGGACCAGAAGGTAGACAATCCCATGCAGATAGGATTAGTATTGAAAAAGCATTTGTAAGAGATTTAAATGTTAATCCTGAATTAAATTTTAATGAATTGTTTAATAATTACGTACAGGTAAAGTATATAAAGTATAAATTAGACCCTAAATCTCTAAAAGGAGTATACAGTGAAATCGTTGCAGGAGAATTTAATGTTAAGCATCATTCAAAAAATAGTGCAGGGCATGATTCGGATAAATTAGGATTAGCTGTATCAAAAGCTAAATAGTTATGGCACAAGACATAAAAAAAATAATAGCACAAGAATATATTAAGTGTGCTAAAGATCCGGCGTACTTTATGAGAAAGTATTGCCATATACAGCATCCTACTAGAGGACGTATTTTATTTGCTTTATACCCATTTCAGGAGAAAGTACTAAGACTATTTAGAGATCATCAGTACCTTATTACTCTTAAATCTAGACAGTTAGGTATATCTACTTTAGCTGCTGGATATTCTCTATGGTTAATGTTATTTCACAAAGATAAAAACGTCTTAGCATTAGCAACTACTCAAGCTACTGCTCGTAACCTTGTTACTAAAGTAACCTTTATGTACGAAGAACTACCCAAATGGTTAAAATTACCAGCGGTAGAAAAGAACAAATTATCTCTTAGATTAAAAAACGGATCTAAAGTACAAGCTAAATCATCATCACCAGATGCTGCAAGATCGGAAGCGGTATCGTTACTCCTTATGGATGAGGCCGCCTTTATTGATAATGTAGACGAAACCTTTACTGCAGCTCAACAAACCTTAGCGACGGGTGGTCAATGTATGGCACTGTCTACTCCTAATGGTATTGGTAACTGGTTCCACCAAACATGGGAAAGAGCTGAAACAGGAGAAAACTCATTTTTACCTATCAGACTTCCTTGGACAGTACATCCGGAAAGAGATCAAAAATGGAGAGACCAACAAGACGGTGATTTAGGACCTAAGATGGCAGGACAGGAATGTGATTGTGACTTTTTAGCTTCTGGAGATACAGTATTTGAACCAGAAGATATGGCATTCTTTGAAGAGACCTATCAGAAGGATCCTTTGGAGAGAAGAGGGGTAGACGGTAATTTATGGATATGGGAAGGAGTAGACTATAGTAAGTCTTATATGGTAGTAGCCGACGTCGCTAGAGGGGACGGACAGGATTATTCTGCCTTTCATATCTTCGATGTAGATAATGCTGTTCAAGTAGCTGAATATAAAGGTAAGCTATCACCAAAAGAATTTGGAAATGTACTAGTAGGAATAGCATCAGAATACAACGATGCACTATTAGTATGTGAAAATGCTAATATAGGATGGGCTACTATAGAACAAATACTTGAAAGAGAGTATAGAAATATGTACTACAGTTCTAATAATAACCAAGAAACTGTAGAAACGTATATGAGTAAGTTTGAAAGAGACAAGTTAGTTCCTGGTTTTACAATGTCTGTTAGAACTAGACCTTTAGTTATTGCAAAGATGATTGAGTATGTAAGAGATCATTCAGTTACTATTCAATCTAAAAGATTGATTCAAGAAATGAGAGTATTTATCTGGAGAAACGGCAAGGCACAAGCACAAGATAGATATAACGATGACCTTATTATTTCTTTCGCAACCGGATTATACGTTAGAGATACAGCATTGAGACTTAGACAACAGGGTATGGATTTAGCCAGAGCTCAATTATCTTCTTTTAATAATCTTAACTCAAGAAACAACGCTGTTATGCAATCAGTTGGTAGTCAGAGACAAAATCCTTATCTTATAAAGACAAACCACGGTGAAGAAGACATCACTTGGTTGTTAAAATAGATCTATTTATATATAAACTGCATTTAAATGGCGGACACTTCTTTATTTGGTAGACTTACAAGACTCTTTTCTAATGACGTAGTAATACGTAATATTGGAGGAGATCAGCTTAAAGTTGTAGATACCAATTCAATTCAAAAATCACCTAAAGTAGCAACTAATTCTTTAGTTGACAGATTTAGTAGACTTTATGCATCTAACAATGCTAACGTTTATAATCCTAATCTTAATTACCAAACATTAAGAGTTCAGCTTTATGCTGATTATGAAGCAATGGACAGCGATCCTATTATAGCTTCAGCATTAGATATTATATCAGATGAAACTACAATTAAAAACGACCAAGGAGAAGTAGTATCGATTAAATCATCTGACGAAAATATTCAAAGAGTATTATACAACTTATTCTATGACGTATTAAACATTGAGTTTAATTTATGGTCATGGACACGTAATATGCTTAAATATGGAGACTTTTTCTTAAAGCTAGAAATAGCAGAGAAGTTCGGAGTATATAACGTGTTACCTTATACTGTCTATCACATGATAAGACATGAAGGGACTGATCCTGAAAATCCTGCAGAAGTACATTTTCAATTAGAACCAGACGGAATTACAGCAGCAGCTGATCCCCACTATAGAAGAAATCCAAATAGAAAAGATATTATTCTAGAAAACTATGAAGTAGCTCATTTTAGATTACTTTCAGATACTTCATACCTTCCTTACGGTAGAGCTTATTTAGAGCCTGCTAGAAAGATTTACAAACAGTTAAACTTAATGGAAGATGCGATGTTAATTCATCGTATAATGAGAGCACCTGAGAAAAGAATGTTCTATATTAATGTAGGTTCTATTCCACCTAATGAGGTTGAGCAGTTTATGCAAAAGA